TGTAAACATGATTATGCAACAGTATTAAAAGGGAAACAAGGAGGCGGTAAATCAACTTTTTGGAAAATCTTGGGCGGTCAATTCTTTAATGATTCCCTCGGTGATCTTTCCTCTAAAGATGATGTGCTTTGTTTACATAGAAGCTTCATCTGTGAATGGGGAGAAATTGACAGAGTGACAACTAAAAAAGAAGCGGGTTCCATAAAATCATTTCTTTCAAGATCAACTGACCATTTCAGAGTCCCTTATGGTCGGGCAATAGAAGAGCATCCAAGACGTGGAATTATTGTTGGTTCAACAAACACAGATGGATTTTTAATTGATGAAACAGGCAACCGCCGTTTCTTGGTCATTCCCTGTGAAACTGACCTACAAAACCAAGTAGATTTTCATTCCTTAGAGATTGAGCGTGATTCAATTTGGAGCGCTGCTTTTAAAGCTTATAAAAATAAAGAGCCGCATTACTTAACATCTGATCAAGAGCAACAAGTAGCAGAAGATAATCTTTCATACCTCATTGAATCACCTTGGACACAGCCAATAATTTCCTACCTACAAACACCAAACAATAAATTCAAAGATATTACGATTGAACTTTTACTTACTGAAGCAATCGAAAAACCAAAGTCATTTCAAAAAAAAGGTGATGTTATGCAAGTCTCATCTATTCTTAAAACGCTCGGATATGAAAGAAAACGAAAAAGGATAGAGGGAACACCTAAATGGGTGTGGGAACACATCGCTTGATTTTGTTCTCTCCTCTGTTCTTTTACTGGGAACGCTGAAACCCCTTTATTTTCCAATACTTGTGCTTACCTGTTCTCTGTTCCTATAAAACTATATAATATATATATATTATTATATATATAGGGTATATAGGGCGTATAGGGTACATAGGGCTCTATAGGGAACTATGGGAACGGTAAGAACAGTAGGAACGCCCCCTTAATCTCATTTTTGTCTCATGTCTGTCTCAACTAAGAATGAACCCGTAGTGGATCGTCTTATTCTTCTCCTTACTCAATCTGAATATGTTGCAGATGCAATTCTGGATAATGCCTTAGAAGAACAAAAAAGGCTTGACCCGAAATTAGTTGCTGCCTTAACTCAGAACTTGGTAAGAATTGCTGATATATTAAATTGTGCAGAGGAAGCCGACCTCAAGCCCTTATCCAATGAATAAGCTATATTTTGCTTATGGCTAATAAATCAACCAAAATTGAAGTCAATAATCGGGTGAATGATATTTATCAATTGCTCTTAGATGGAAACTCAAGAACGCAAATAGCTCTATATGCAGCAGAGAAATGGGGTGTAAAAATGAGGACAGTAGACGAGTATTTATCAAAAGCCCGTGAATTGCAGCAGATGGATGCTCAGGTCGAAAGGCCAACTTGGCTCCTAGCTGCTATATCTCGGTTGCAAAATTATGAAAGTAAGGCAGCAAAGAGTGGACAATTTCAAGCGGCTAACAGAGCAATTGAACTTCAAGCACGTCTTTTAAGGTTTGAATTAAGTTGAGCAATCTTCTTACAGGTATTTGTGAAAATGAGCCATTGATGGCTTTTGCTGAAAGAGATGTTTTTTATGCTCCACCAACAGCCGAGAAAGTAACTAATACGGTTTATGATTCTTTGCTACCGCATCAAGCTTCTTTTTGCTCTGATCTGGAACACCGCAAATTGGCTCTAGTGTGTGGCTTTGGTGCAGGAAAAACTGTTGCTTTGATTGCTAAAAGTGTGATTCTAGCAGCAAAAAATATTGGTTATGTTTCAGCACTCTTTGAACCAACAAACACAATGTTGAGGGATGTGTTGCATAGGTCAATGCTTGAGATGTTGGAAGAATGGAAAATCCCTTTTAGCTATAGAGCCTCACCAATGCCAGAGCTAACAATTCAATTCAAAGAAGGCAGCCATACAATTTTGTTCAGAACCATTTTGAATTATCAAAGATTGAGGGGGCAAAACTTATGTTCAATTGGATTTGATGAAGCTGACACCGTAGGAAGTTACGAGGCAGAGCAAGCCATGAATATGGCACTTGCTCGTTTACGTTCTGGAAACATTCAGCAGTTCTTTGTCACTACAACTCCAGAGGGTTTTGGTTTTGCTCATAAAACATTTAAGAAAGAAGCAAAAGAAGACACAAGATTGATTCAAGCAAAGTCAACTGATAATCCATATTTGCCCCCTGACTTCATTGAAAACTTATACTTGAATTACGATAAAAATTTAATTGAAGCGTACCTCAATGGAAATTTTGTAAATCTAAATACTGGTAGTGTATTTACAAGATTTAGTAGAGCCAAGCACGTTATTGATGAATTGCCTTTTGTAATTCAGGGTGAACCATTAAAGATAGGGATTGACTTTAATGTGGGCAATATGAACGCTGTTATCGGTGTAACAGAGGGAGATAAGCTTTATGTTTTTGATGAAATATGTAAAGAATTAGACACCGATTCTTTGGCAAAAGAAATTAAACGCCGCTATCCTACAAACAAGATTTATGTTTATCCAGATGCTAGTGGGGCAGCACGAAATACAACTAATGCGTCAAGGACAGACATATCAATACTCGAAGGTTATGGATTCACTTCAATGGCTCTTAAGAGTAACCCACCGATCAAAGACAGAGTTCAAACCTTACAAGCACTCTTGGAAAACTCAAAAGGACGGGTGCGAATGGCGGTTCATGCCCGTTGCAAATCACTGATTGAAAGTTTGGAATTACAAAGTTA